TTGGCAACCGTACATTTGCTGATTGGACAGTAACAATCATCAACGATGAAGATTTTATTATTCGTAATGCATTTGAGCGTTGGATGAATGGCATCAATAGCCACAATCTAAACGTTCGTAACCCTCTTGCAAGTACGCCATTGGGTTACTCAGTTGATGGTGAAGTTACTCAGTTTGCAAAAGCCGGTAACTCAATCAAAAAATATAAGTTTGTTGGTATGTTCCCAACTGATATTACTCCAATCGATGTTGATTGGGGTTCGAATGATACCATTGAAGAGTTTTCTGTAACGCTTACCTATCAGTGGTGGGAAGCAGTTGCAGACGGTGTGGTCTAAGAGTAAGGGTGTTTTACCCTTACTTTTATTTTAGAAATGAATAGTTGATGGCAATATACCTTCTTGTTAAGGAACATGCTCACACAGGTTTAAAATATTTGTGTAGGCATGTTGCATCTTCTTTTTCTGATTGTGAAAAGTATAAAGGCTCTGGTACATATTGGAAACAACATCTAAAAAAACATGGCAATCATGTAAAAACAACTTGTTTATTTGTTACAGAAAATGAAAAAGAATTCCGTAAAGTTGCTAAACAGTATTCTTTACAGTTTAATGTAACTGAATCTAAAGGCTGGGCCAATCTTTGCGATGAAGAAGGACAAGGAGGTAATACTGTTGTTGATAAAAAACTTCATGGAGAAAAAACTAAAGTTGCATTGCATCGTCCTGAAGTTCGGGAGAGGCATCTTGCTCATCTGAAAGAGTTGGTAAAAATTATTCAACCATTGGCAGCAAAAGGCGCAAAAGAAAAACTTACTGGTGTTCCAAAAACAGATCAACACAAGAAAAATATGCGTGGCAAAAGACCTCATGTTGTTCAATCGGGAAACAAAAATAACAATGCTAAACGAATTCAAACTCCTTACGGCACGTTTGGTAGTATTCGTGAAGCGTCACAACAAATTGAAGGATATACATATAAAATGATTTGGGATAGATTACAAAATGATAGTTTGTGGAGGTACATCTAATGGCACTTCGCTTGTTTGGCTTCACAATCGGAGCAAGGGATGTCGTTCAGAAAGAAAAACCTGAACAGGCATCCTTTACTCTACCGTCTGCTGCACAATTAGATGATGGCGCAGTTACCGTTACACAGAATGCGTACTACGGTACTTATGTTGACTTAGAAGGTTCAGTTCGTAATGAGATTGAACTTATCACACGATATCGTGAGATGTCAAATCATCCAGAGTGTCAAATGGCCATTGATGAAATCGTCAATGAAGCCATCACACACGACGATTCTGGTAGAGTTGTTGATATCGTTCTAAACAATCTCAAACAACCGGAATCAATCAAAAAGAAAATCATTGAAGAGTTCAATACAATTGTTAGACTGTTGAACTTTTCAAATCTTGCCGACGATCTATTCAAGCGTTGGTATATTGACGGTCGTATGTTTTATCACATCGTTGTCAATAACGAAAATCCTAAAGAAGGTATTCAAGAATTACGATATATTGATCCACGTAAGATTCGTAAAGTGCGTGAAATCAAGAAAGACCGTGATCCAAGAACGGGTGCAATGGTCATTGTATCAACTGCTGAATACTATGTGTTCAATGATCGTGGTACAACAACACAAACATTTACAGCAAATGTAGGCCAAGGTCTCCGTATTGCACCAGATTCAATTGTCAATATCAATTCTGGTTTGATGGATGCCAAGAATACATTTGTTATCTCATATCTACACAAAGCAATCAAACCACTCAATCAGCTTCGTATGATTGAAGATGCGATTGTTATCTATCGTATTTCACGTGCGCCAGAACGCCGTGTTTTCTACATTGATGTTGGTAACTTGCCACGTGGTAAAGCAGAACAATATCTGCGTGACATCATGATCAAGTATCGTAACAAACTTGTTTATGATGCCAACACCGGTGAACTGCGTGATGAGCGTAAGCATATGTCAATGCTTGAAGATTTCTGGTTACCACGCCGTGAAGGTGGTAAAGGTACAGAGATTACTACTCTACCAGCAGGTCAGAATCTTGGCGAACTAGAAGATGTAAAATATTTTCAGAAGAAATTATTACAGTCACTCAATGTACCATACTCACGCCTTGAATCACAAGAAGGTGGTCTTGCTGGTATAGGTCGTTCACAAGAAGTCACACGTGATGAACTCAAGTTTGCCAAATTTGTTGTTCGTCTGCGTAATAAGTTTTCTCAGTTGTTTGATGATCTTCTGCGTACACAATTGGTACTCAAGGGTGTCTGTACACGTGAAGAGTGGGATGAGTTTAAAGAAGATATCTATTACGACTTCCGTAAAGATAATAACTATACAGAACTTCGTGAAGCAGAACTTCTACAGAATCGTCTGCAAATGGTACAATTGGTTGATCCATTCGTTGGTCGTTACTTCTCAAACAAGTATGTCAAAGAAAAGATCCTCATGATGACTGAAGAAGAAATTGAACAAATGGATGAACAGATTGCTGAAGAAAAAGATACTCTGCCTGATGACATGCAAGGTCCTGTAATGGGCGGCGGTGGTGCACCAGCACCCGATGTACCACAAGAAGATAACACAATTGAAAATACCGAAGAAACTGAGTCGCTAACACCTGGTCTAGATGATGAAGTAAACAAGTCGGTTGTCAGTATAAATAATAGACGCAGATAAGAAAGGTTATTATGGACATTCAAGATATTATCAACAACATTGCTGCTGGCGAAAACGTAGCAGCAAAAGAAAGCATAGAAAATGCATTATCAGCGAAAGCGTTCGATGCGCTCCAAGGCCGCAAGCAAGAAATCGCTTCTACTCTTTTTGGCGGGCAAAACCAAGAGTCTGAAGAAGTTACAGATAACGAAGAAGCCGTAGAAGAATGAAGTCTTTACTAGAGTTCAAACACATAGTTGAAGAAGAAAAGTCTGACTATTCAAAGTTAGACGCTCTTGTTCGTGCTGGTTTGGCCAATAAAGCACAGTTACAACGTATCCATAAAATAATGGATAAGATGAGTGAAGAGCGACCAGTGTTCAATAATGCTGATCGTGAAATCATGCGTAATCTTTTCAATCGTATGGCTGATCTGATTACAAGCAACAAACAGATTTATACCAAAGCAAGACAAGCAGTTCGTGAAGATTTAAGTGAAGGTATGATTGCTACCGCCGATTTCAAAACAAACATTGAAGGTAAAAAATATCGTCGTTCAAAATTGAAAGTTGGTGATATTGGCTACGATATGAAAGAAGCCAAAGGAGATAGCGTTGGAAGTGCTTATCCAGTGGTACCAGATCCACCTGTCGTTTTGGTAATTAAGCGTAAAGCAGTTCGTTTATATCCAGATGGTACACGTATTGCCTTGTATTACAGCGACAAACTCAAAAGAGTGTTTAGTTTGCCATATGGTCCTGCTGTTGATGCTGTTGTTCAAGCAGAAGAATACATAAAAGAACTTGTTGAATCTGAACAACTATTACTCAATGATGGCAACTCAATTATATTGAGTGAAGAAAATAAACAATTTTTGATTGACACTTATAGTCAATTAGATGAAGAAAATAAACAAGTATTCTGGCAGCAACTTACAGAATCAATAACAACATTTGGCCAACTCAATGAATTTTGTAGAACTAATTCTTCAAAATAGATTAGACGAAGCAAAGAAATTAATCTTTGATCGTTTAGATGACATTGCTTCTATCAGAATGGAAGAAGCAAAACCATTCGTCGTTGATGAGATGTTTGAAGAAATTGAAGTTGACGAAGAAGTATTAGAAGAAGCGGCAAAGAAACGCAATCCAAATGTTGTAAAAATGGGCAGAGTGCAAAAGATTCGTCGCCGCATTCGTCGCAATAAAAAAGGTAGAATTATCGTACAGAAGAATGTACGCAAATCAGCAATAAAAGGATATCGTTTGTCTGGTAATACAGTAAAACGTATACCGGCAACAGTAAGATTACGTAAAGCACGTTTGTTAAAACGAGCATGGAAAACAACAAGAAGAGCAAAACTTAGACGCACATTGATGAAGAGAAAAATGTCAATGCGCCGTCGCCAATCTATGGGACTAAAATAAAATGCCATTTGAAATAACTAACAGTTTAAGAGGCCAATCAGTTATTCGTGCTATTGATGCTGGCACTTATACAATCACACTCAATGATCTAAGGGCTAATGCAACAATTGAAACTGTAACTGCTGCCGACATCAAGAGAGTTATGTGGTCAACAAACGGCAGCATTACAATTACACGAAATGGTGTTCCGCAGCTTGCTTTGCATACCGGCGGTGTTATGGATTTTGCAGACTTTGCACACTCAATTGCAAATAACAACACTCAAAGCATTGTAGCAACAATCACAACAGGTGGTACTCTTATTATAGAAGTTTCTAAGTTTGCTACTTACAATGTCGATCCGTATACAGGAGTAACTATCTAATGAAACTTATCAAAGAACATATTGAAGAAGTTCGCTATCTTACCGAAAAAACGGAAGATGGTAAAAAACAAATGTACATTGAAGGCATCTTTCTTGTTGGTGATGCAGTCAATCGCAACAATCGTATGTACAAAATGGACACACTGCGTAACGAAGTTGCACGTTATACCAAAGACCTCATTGAGTCAAATCGTGCGCTTGGCGAACTAGGACATCC